TTAAAAGGTGATAGAAGCGATGGTATACCAAATGTTCTATCAGATGACAATGTTTTTATTGAAGGTAGAAGACAAACACCTTTGACTAAAAAGAAAATAGAGGCATGGGTTAATGAAGTAGTCCCTACCTTTAATGATGTACAACAAAAAAACTACGAAAGAAATAGACAATTAATTGATTTAAATTGTATTCCTAAAGAATTAGAAAGCAATATAAATCGTGAGTTTGATAATGTTGAAGTAGCAACTAGAGATAAAATACTAGGTTACTTTATAAATAAAAAACTTAAAACTTTAATCGAGTCAATAGATGAATTTTAAAACTCGAAAGAACTGTTAAGGAGAAAAATAATGGTTATAATCAGAAGAAATGCCGATGGGACAATTGCAAATCCCGATGTGGCAAATACAACACAATCACACCCAGCACTAACAACTAAAAGAGGTATGCAAGCACTACAAGATTCAGGTAGATCAGTACCACTTTTAATGAGTGAGATTGCTACAAAAATAAACAACGCAAAAGATAAACCTAGAAAATTAAAAGTACTAACTGATAATGATTCAGTACCTTTAAGACAAGTTTTAAAAGGTGCGTTTGATCCTAATATAGAATGGCTGTTACCAAAAGGAACTGATGTTCCTTTTAATGTTAATGAAGCACCGATAGGTACAGAGCATACACTATTAAGTCAAGAAGCAAAAAGACTATACCTTTTTACAAAAGGTGGTGATAATAGTTTAACTCAAAAGAAAAGAGAAACACTTTTTATTCAAATGCTAGAAGGCTTATCTGCTGAAGAAGCAAAATTTTTGATTACTGTTGTCAACAAAAGAGTGAACAATGAGTACAAAGGTTTTACAGCAAATCTAGTTAAAGAAGCATTTAATTGGAACGACAACTTTATGAAAAACGCATAATTTGTTCTCGTTTTGTTCTTATTTAAAAACCCTTATAGTTGATTTATAAGGGTTTTTTTTGCTTGACTTTTTGCTAAATTTACTGTATATTAATAGTATGAATTTAACACACGGACTAATTATGTTCTTTATAGGTGTGCCTATAACCTTGCTAGGTTTTTATATTGCTTATAGTATAGCAAGTAGAACTGTAAAGAAAAAAGAATCTCTGACCGAGGTTGAACAATCAATAAAGGACTTATATAATAAATGAAACTAAATGCTAAACAAAAAGAATTACTAAAATTATTAGTAAAAGGTAAAGGTCAATTCAAGACACCTACAATTCCTAAAGAACACAGCGAAAAAAACCTAGATGATATTGTATCTTTATATTTAAAAGGATTATTATCCTTTCAAAGAGAGTATGATGTAGATTGGGTCGGACCTTCAAATGAACATAAGGTTAGATTTAAATGGTATGTTATTACACTAGATAAAAAGAAAACTTTAAAAGATATTAGAAAAGTTTTAAAGGAGGGAAATGCCTAGTAAACATCAATGGGAAAAATGGGTACACAAAGCTTGGTTTTACACTAAAGTTTTATTTGCAATATTAACTTTAATGGTTGGTTCTTATTATTATGGTACATATAGTCCTAACAAAACTGCTATAGCAGAAGTAAATGCTGAACTTGATGTATTCTATATGAATAAAATAGAAGAAATGGATTTACAAGAACCTGAATTTACATATATAAATGATACACAATTTATTAGGGCAATGCATAAATGTATTAATTATATTAATTTTAAAACACCTAAAAATTTAAGAGTGCCTTATGAAATGATTATAGGTCAGGCAGCGTTAGAATCTGGTTGGGGTACAAGTAGATTTGCAACTGAAGGTAATAACTTATTTGGGATTAGAACATGGACAAAAGAAACACCACATTTATTACCAGTAGGTATTGAACAATGGCCTGGTTGGGGAGTGAGAGTATTTCCTAGTAAGTGTGATAGTGTAAAAGAATATGTTAGATTATTAAATGAACATCCTGCTTACGAAGATTTTAGAGAGTTAAGATTAAAAACTAATGATCCGATTGCATTAATTAAAACACTTGATAAGTTTTCTACTACAAAAGATTATGATGTAAGAGTTATAAGAATGATTAAAAAAATAAGAAAGTTAGAGGAAAGTGAATGAATATATTTTACCTAGATAAAGACCCAGTTGTTGCTGCTCAAATGAGTTGTGATAAGCATGTGGTTAAAATGATTTTAGAGTCTGCTCAGATGTTGTGTACTGTTAAAAGAGTATTAGACGGTACTGAATATACAGACCTTACAAAGAATGGTCGTAAGATAAAAAGATGGCGACTAAATAACTCTAACGAAGAAGCAATTATTTACAAAGCAGGTTGGTTAAAACACCCTAGTACACAATGGGTTATGAAATCTGCTTACAATTACATATGGTTATATAAACACATGATGGCATTAAATGATGAATATAAATTAAGATACAATCATACAAAAGACCATATGTGTGTTCAAAAACTAGGTCAGTTATTAAAAACACCACCTTACAATGCACCTATTAATGTTAAAGGTACAGACGCTACACCAGCAATGCCTGATGAATGTAAAGTGCCAGGTGACGCTGTTGCTAGTTATCGTAAATATTATATAATGAAAAAGAATAGATTTGCTACTTGGAAAACAAATATACCTACATGGTATTCAGAAGGAATAGCAAATGCCAACTTATAATTTCCACAATACAAAAACAGATGAAAAATGGACTGAATATATGTCTATTTCTGAAATGGAAGAGTTTATTAAAAAGAAGCATATTAAATTATTAATGCCTACACAATTAAATATAGTATCAAGTGTAGGTAATGTAGATAGTAAAACTGATAGTGGTTGGAAAGATGTATTATCAAAGATTTCTGAAGCACATCCAAAGAGTAATTTAGCACAACAATACGGTAAAACCTCAGTAAAAGATACACAGGTAGACGCTGTAATTAAAAAACATAGAAGAAAGCGACAAGGGAAAGTATAAATATAGATATGGCAGACTTTGATTTTTTAGACGGATTTGACGCTGATGGTGATTGGGGTTTTACCTCGGTCAAGAGTAAACCAACAGAAACACAAAGCAAAGAAACACAGGAAGTTGTTAAACAGACAGCAGATGGTGTTGGGAAAGCTGTATCTAGCGAAATTATAAGCAGACTAGAAGGTAAACTAGATAAACTTACAAGATTAGTTGGCGATACTAAAGAAACAGTTGTTTCAAAAAATGAAACAGAATTAGAAATTGCTAAAAAGCAAATGGATGATGAGTACGATTTGAGAAAAGATAATCTTGGCAAAGAATACAAAGAAAATTATAGAAAATTAGAAAAATTAATCATACCTCTTTTAATCAAACTTGCAAAATCACCAGAGGCCTATATTCATTGGCCAAATAGAGCAGAAGTTATTGAAGCACAATTAAAGAAAATTGTTGCTATTACTCGTGGAAAATAATCATACAAAGGATATCAAATGAAATTAAGTAAGAATTTTAGTCTTAAAGAAATGACGGCTAGTCAGACGGCTGAGCGTAAAGGAATTAATAATAATCCTAATGACGATCAGATTACAGCGTTGCAGAAGTTATGTGAAAACATACTACAACCAGTTAGAGATCACTATGCTACTCCAGTGACAGTATCAAGTGGCTTTAGAAGTGAAGAATTATGTGTTGCAATAGGATCATCTACAAACTCACAGCACGCTAAAGGCCAGGCTGCGGACTTTGAAATATTTGGAACGCCGAATGCTGAATTAGCAAAATGGATTGTAGAGAATTTAGACTTCGATCAACTCATATTGGAGTATCATAAACCTGAAGAACCTAATAGCGGTTGGATTCATTGTTCATATAAGGGTCCTACTGATAATAGAAAACAAACATTGAGAGCATTCCGAAACGATCAAGGTAAAACTCAATATGTAGAGTATAAACCTGACTGAGCGCTTGGCATAGTTAGTCAAGAAGATCACAATGATATGCTAACGCTTTACAGAAGCACATAAATGTGATATAATTATATTATGAATCCATTACACGAATATTT